TTTCGGTAAATCAGACTAACCCCACCTCGGTGGGGTTTCTTGTTTCTATCACTCAGTGGAGCGCCAGAAACGAAAAAGCCCCAGCAGAAACTGCTGAGGCTTAGAATAAATGGCACGCCCTGTAGGAATAAGTTTTATTTATGCACGTTTATTAACTGGTGTTATTTGTTCTTTATAAACAGTTACTTATTAACTTTTCAATGTTAACGTCTATACATCAAATAACGCGTTTCTATACGCAAAAGGTGGGACAGACGTGGGATGGAAAAGAAAATATCATTTACTAAAACGGCATTACTCAATATGCCTAATGTTGAGAAAAGAACACGTATTGCTGATCAAGGCAATGTTCAATCCGTGAACGGTTTATTTCTCTATGTACAACCTTCAGGAAACAAAACCTTTTACTATCGCCGTAGATTAAACGGTAAATATGTTGAGGTTAAAATAGGCAGCTTTCCTGCTGTTACGGTAGATAATGCACGACGCAGAGCCAAGGAGTTAGCAGTAGACTTTGACCGTGGCATAAACCCCAACGACATAAAGCGAGAAGCTAGAGAAGCAAATACCATAAATGACCTGTTTGATAACTATCAAGCCCTCTTTGTGTTGGATGTAAAAGCAGGGGTTAGACGTCAAAGCAGCCTCAACGGTTCAGAACGGTTATACCGATTACACATCAAGCCGATTTTAGGTAACAAGCCTATAGACCAGTTTGACAAAAAAGCCGCAAAAGCCTTTCTTCAAAAAATTCTAAGTGCAAAAGGTTATTCACTACATAACCATTGCCTCACTCTTCTGAAGTCTATGTTTAATCGTGCCGACTTACCCAATCCACTGTTAGGTTTGAGTAAGATTGATGAAGCTGTTCACCGACGAGAAAGAGTATTATCAAGGGAAGAACTGCAACGGCTATTCAGCGCAATGGAACAAGAAGATCAAATCTATCAAGACGTGGTAATGTTACTGCTGTTAACAGGTCAACGGAAAGCGTGTGTATTGTCTATGGAATGGAAAGAAATCAACAATGAACAAAAACTGTGGGTGATACCTGTCAGTAAAATCAAAAGTAAAAAGCCTCACGTTGTCCCATTGAGTCACGCAGCTATGAAAATTTTGATGAGACGTTCAGACGATGCAGCTAAGAATGAAAAACATGTATTCCCAAGTAACACCAGTGCATCCGGTCATATTGCAGAGAAAACAGGACATTCGTCATTCTGGCGACGCATTACACAACGCGCAGGACTACACAGTTCAGATCGAGACGAGAACGTTAGAATCCATGATCTACGCAGAACTTTAGCCACGTATCAAGTAAGCAATGGCGGTTCTCTACAGGCTACTAGTAAGCTACTTGGGCATAGTTCAATAGCAATAACAAATGATGTGTACGCGCACCTAGCCGTTGACGTAGTGCGTAATGAACTGGAACGAACAACAGAGGTTATATTGAGATCATGAGTAACAGTATTGATTCAAGAAGCATTATAAATAATAGACATACTAAAACAGGTCTATTGCCTTTCATTAAATTCGCTAAAGAACAAATATTAAATGACAATCAGATCGACCGAGAGATGTGGTTAACCTTACTTGCTACATTAATAAAAGTCGAAGAGTCTTTATCTGTTGATGACGTAGAAAAAGCAAAAAAAGAATTATTACTAGGGTTCGGATTAACAGTTCCACCGAAACAAAAGAGAAACTTCCATACAGATGAGGATATTTGGACGTTGGTCATGTATTACAAAAAACACTATCAGAACAATGAAAACTATCTTAATCCTCTAAACAACGATTGCCCTAAAATATTTGGCGAACTGTCAGAAAAGTTAGGTTTAGTCAGAAACACTTTTGAAAGTAGATTCACTGGTTACAACGAACGCATAGCCGAATGTTATAATGAACCAATTCTTAACAATGAGTATTTAGTAAGTATGTTAATAAATAACAAAGAATACTTAGAAGAAACTTTTCAATTGAGACTACCTCAGTTGAAAAAATAAGATACCAATAACCACCATTGATAAAGTCACCTCATTAACCACCCCATGATGAGGCAATGAACAATGGATAAACTATTAACAACGAAAGAAACAGCTAAAGTACTTGGTCTTAGCAGCCGAACTCTTGACGTGTGGCGTTGTACAGGAAAAAGCCACGTTCCATTCGTAAAGATTGGTCGCAGTGTACGATACCGTATGTCGGACATTGAGTCTTATATTCGCAATCAAACCATGACGCAAACAGCGTGAGGAAAACAGTATGAATAATGATAACGGTAAACGTGGAATTATCTGTGAAGTAAATGACGATGGTAAGACCTTCGATATTTATGACAACATCACAAATGCCCCCATTGCTAAAGGCATCTCAGAGGAGCAAATGATCCAGCTGTTTCATAAAGCTTCCTTGTTCATGATCGAAGAGTTATCGTGTGAAAGGTAGACTAACCATAGTTAACCCGAATTCGTCACTGGACATGGTGAAACTAACTTACCGTGAGGCTGTAGTTAATTTCATCATGAGCGGTGCTATCAGCAATAGAAAAATATGCCGAGAATGGGTTAACACTATTTCAAACGTTTACAACATCCCTAAAAAGCAAGTAAGAAAAGATTGCGGAATAATTAACAGTTAATTAAACATTAAAATAACAGACATAAAAAAGCCGCCTATTTGTCCAAACTAGCGGCTTTCTTGTGTTAACACCACAAATTATACATTAAGCTCTATCAGAGGAAATCTAATGGAACAATTTAATTATACATTAAGTTGGGACGAATGTGCAATAAATAATCTAACTGAATTAGGTGTTGCTTGTATTCCTTACTTAATCAACGAAAATAAACCTTTTAAATACGCGAACAATGAAAACTACAGTTTATCCGAGTGGAATAACCCAATTGTGTCGCGGGATAAATTCGCTATTAGGCTAGACCGATTAGTTTTAATTGATTGGGATGGATACAAACCGGACACGATTGATTATTCTAAATTAGCCGAACATCTAGGTTTTTCTGAAGATGAGCTACTGAATCACTGTGCACAATGGAATGATGAAAACACGTCATTCCATTTTTTGTTTAAGCTACCTCATAACGTGAATATCAACGACATCAAGCAAGCGAACAATGGCAAATGGTTAAAAGGTGTTGATATTAAAACAGGTAATCAATTGTGCTACTTGAAATCAGACAAACACCACCGTTTTGATATTCCATTCGCTACCGTACCCAGTGTAGTTATCACCGACGCACTCAAAAAGCATGAAAGCAGCAGTGAAGTTATAGCGGGAATAACCAAGCCTGATTTAGAACTTGAAACAGCTTTGAGCTTAATTTCCCCAAGTTGTGATTATCAGACATGGACTAACGTCATAGCCGGGACAGTATCAAAATACGGTAGCAGTGAGGAAGTTATCAACATTCTGGATAAATGGAGCAGTACAGCCGACAACTATCAGAACCGGGCAGACGTTGAAACCAAGGTCAAAAGTTTTACCCGTGAAGGAGGCATCACATGGGGAACTGTTGTCAGCTTTGCCGGAGGTCATGACGCAATAAAAGCTAACTTGATCCATTGCTTCAGTAATGTGGTCCTGCCGTTTCCGTCAAATCTAGGTCCGATGCCACCGTTCAACCCTGCTAAACCGACTGCGGCAAACGCTGCCGCAATCTTAGAAACATTCGGTTATCCAGACACTAAGTTAACTCGAAGTGGGCGTAAAACATTAAGCACGGCTGAGAACCTGAAAGCGCTATTAAAAAGCATGGGCTACACAGTAGGCATCAACAGCATGAACTTAAACATGGATGTCCAATGTAACGGTAATATGATTTCACCAAGTTATGAGAAATTGCGGTCAGACTTAATTAGTCAGGCAGAGAAAACTGGTTTACCCAAAGTAGCTATCGAGGAGCATTTATCTGCAATTGCTGAAGCTGCGAGCTACCACCCTATTCAAGCGTTTTTCACAGGTAAGCAATGGGACGGAGTGCCAAGGGTTCAAGCTGTCATTGACTGTTTACCTGTGAATGACATCGACGTCCGAAACCTTGTTATTCGAAAGTGGTTTATATCAGCAATTGCCGCAGTCTATGAAGCTAGATTTAGCTCTAAGTTGACACCAGTATTGCGAGGTAGTCAGTCCGCTATGAAATCTGCATTTATAAGCCGTGTTAGCTCTATTCTACCGGATAGCTTTTTGCCAGAGTCAACACTAAACCCTGAAGATGTCGATTCTATTGTCCGAATCTGCCGACATCATATAGTTGAACTAGCTGAACTGGAACGGACTACCAAACGTGAAGCCGGGGCATTAAAGGCATTTCTTACTTCCCCGGAAGATAACTTCCGCATGAAATACGGACGAAGTGACACCAAAAAGCCACGGCAGACAGTATTTATTGCAACAGTTAACGAAGCTGAATTTCTAAAAGACACAACGGGGAATAGTCGTTTTGCCACCATTGAGTTAACAGGCTCTATCAACATGGACAGGGTAAACGAGCTATTAGGTTATCAGTGGAACAACGGACGCCTTAAACGAACGGAACCGGAGAAACTGTCGCAATTCTGGCTAGAGGTTAAACACTATTATGAAAGTGGTGAATCCTGGCATTTAACCAGCATGGAACAGACCAGAGTTGAAACGGTAAATGACAAGCACGTTCAGAAAGGTACTTATTACGATACCATTTTAGATAAATTGCATATGTTCTCGATTAGTGAATTAACTGCATCTAGAGTTACTGAAATCATAGGCGTAAATGCCGCGCAATCTAGAACCGTTGGGCGAGATCTGAACCAGTTGGTTAAAGATGGTTATTTACAGTGTCGACGAACATCAACACAACGCTTATACACAAAGAAATAATGATTAGCCCACTGTAACAAGTGGGCTTTTTTGTGACATCGCTATGACAACAGAATGACATCAAAACAACAATGGTAACCTATTGATTTTAAACAAAATGACATCAATGACATCAATATCTATATAAAATAGAGAATAAGTGTAATTAACACAAGATGGGTACTCTATACACGTATTCTAAACAATGCACTTTTGATGTCATTGACGTCATTGATGTCACAAGGTGGGTAGTTGTTTCAGTTATTGGTATGCGTCGTAATCTATCTTTTTTAGTGAACCAGATTGGTAAGACTCTAAAAACAATTTTAGTTTTTTAGCTTGCGAAACGTGATATTGCTGAGTCATTGGATAAAAGTTATTTCCATCTAAACTCTTAATCACCAAAATACTTCCTTCATGGATGGAAAATTCCAAATCATGAACATAAAAAGGACCATCTTTTTGGTTCGCTATACCAATTACTTTACTTGGCTTTTCGTTGCGTTCAATTGCAAGGTTGTTCCATTCTAAAAACTTGTCTATTAACTTGATGCTCTCACCCGTTGAGTTGCGATAAAACAGGATATTTTTTGATTGAGCACTATTGCCACCATAAAACTCATTGTGGATACCGATGACATTTTCTTCTGGGTAGTCAATAGCATACGTAAGCATGTTCGTATAACTATTACTAAGGTTATTATATTCAGCAGCTTTAAAGTCCACGTTCACTCGTTCTTGCTTCATTGTTGTACACGCTGACAGAGCCAGTGACAAAACTATCAACAATATTCTTTTCATTAATCATCTCACTATTTCCTAAAAAATCACGGACTATCATACAGTTAATGATAATAAAAGTCTATGACATAGACTTTTATTATCAACTTTGGGTGAACTCATACATAAAACGTGTTGTTCAACTCATTCCCTCTTGAGCGTTGCTAGCGGACATCGGCGTCATCCTTAAATTTTCATACATAGTCATTTTGTGAGAGCTTGCTAAATATAAGGTTTAATTTTAAATTAAAAATTATCCATTAAATCAATCACTTAAAGTTAATTTTATCTTGATTTATTAGTTTCCGTTGATATTCTAATGTGGTCATTAAATATTCAATTGGACTTTTATCATGAACATTATCGAATTACGCAGAGCCTTGGACGCAAAGCGCAAAGAAATGAAAACCATGCTCGAATCTGCGCAAGAAAATCGTAGCGTAGATTTTCAGACTAAATTTGACGTACTGAAAGCAGAAGCCGAATCATTAAAATTCAGTTTGAATGAACTGGAACAGTTAGAGGCGGAAGAACAGCGCACACTGGAAACTCATTCAGGCAGTGAAACCCGCAAGTTTGAAATGCCGACGGAAGCGGAATTACGTTCCCTTTTGTTACATGACGAAATCAGCAAACGCTCAATGGATACATCGAACACTGGTGATGTAATGATCCCTGAAGTTCAGCGCACCATTATGAAAACGCTAACCGATGATTCCCCTATTCGTCAGTTAGCCGACCATAAAACCACATCAGTACAGACCTATCAGATCCCAGTACAAATCAATGGCGCGACTGTAGCAGAAGCTGCTGAAAATGACGCGCGTGGCGAAACAGGTACGCCTACTTTGAAAATGGCTAATGCGACACTGACAGAAACGTATGCACAGCCGAAAGTGTCACAGCAGCTGTTAGATATGAACAGTGGTTTTGACATCACTGGCTTTGTCACTGGTGCAGTATCCGACGCATACAGCGAGCATGAGAACCAGAAATTTGCAGATGTCCTAAACGATGCCACGTTAACGAACGGTGCTTTTACATTCGGCACCATTCGCAGCGTAACCCTTACATCATTATCTGACGTGGACGAAATCCGAAAATTCACCAAAACGCTAAAACAAACTTACCGTAAAAAAGCATCGTTTCTTGTATCTGAAGACGTGCTGACCGCTTGGGAAGAACTGAAAGATGCAGACAATAAACCATTAGTGGGTAGTGTTGAAAATGGCGGCTCTAAAAGATTCCTTGGTTATCCAGTTTCAGTCTGTGAAGAATTAAACACTGGCTCGCTATATTTCGGTAACTTCAAACGTGCAATGGCAGTTGTTGACCATACAGGCAGCATGGGCGCGATTATTGACCGTGTAACCGAAAAAGGACAAGTGAAGTATTACAGCTATATCTATTCGGCTGCAATGTTGGTCGACCACAAAGCCATGGCTAAAGCCGTTACAGCGTAGTAAACAAAGGGACCGAAACAATGGATATAAGAACAGCAGCGATTAGCGATAAACAAGGCGTTTTAGTTGGTGATGCCATTGTTTACGGTTCACCTAGTTGTGACCTTGGCGGTTTTGTCGAAATTATCGAACATGGTGCGTTCAGAGCGCATCTATCCACTAAACCCGATATTCGTGCGTTGTACGAACATGACGGGAGCGAGTTACTAGGACGAACCACCAGTGGAACGCTTAAAGTTATTGAACATGATAAAGGCGTATCAGTGGAAATTGACCCACCGGATACTCGTGCAGGTAATGACGCTAAAACGCTTGTTACCCGTGGCGACATTAACGGCATGAGCTTTGGGTTTGTGGCTACCCGCGACCGTTGGGACTGGGATACAACACCACCTACACGATACGTCAAACAGGCTGAGTTACGCGAGGTCACTATCACGGCCACACCCGCATATCAGGCGAGCAACATCACATTAAGAAGCCTTAAACAGTTCAAGAACGAAGGCACCGATTTAAACGCCTTATGGCTTGAATACTTGGAGGTTTAACCATGTGGAATCCATTTAAACGACTCACTGAATCACGTTCAAAAGCCTACACGCTTGATGAATTAACTAGCCTGTTAGGACGTGGAACGAGTAGCGGTATTCAGATTAACAGTGATAACGCTCAATCAGTGACGTCTGTTTTTGCCGCGATGAGCTTTATCAGTAAACAGGTAGCAGGTTATCCGATTAGAAGCGAATCACAAGAGATTAACCAACTCTTTGCTATTTCACCTGACCGAAAAATAACGCCTTATCAGTGGAGCATTGCAACCGTTTTAAATCTACTTGCAGATGGCAACGCATACAGCCACATAACTTGGAAAGCAAACGGGCAGCCTAGCAAGGTTGAATTTCTAGCGTCAAACCGAGTTCACCCGTTAATTGATAACCATAAATTACTTGGTTATCACGTTGACGGTAAACCTGTTTTAACTCGCAATATTTTGCATTTTCGTATCAATAGCATGGACGGAATAACAGGTCGCAGCCCGATAACAGTATGTCGTGAATCTGTTGGTGTTGCCTATAAGCAACAGGAACAACTAGGGCAACAGCTTAAAAACGACATGAAACCGAGCGGGATCATAAAGCTACTTGCACCTTTCAAAGATGAAAACGCAGTGCAACGTTTTAAAGAGGGACTACGCGCGAAAGATAAAGGCGAAATACTAATTTTAGACAACGGTGCTGAATGGCAACAAGTCGCAATTAGTAACGCTGATGCTGAATTCTTAGAGCAACGAAAGTTCTCAGTCGATGAAGTCGCCCGAATGTTTAACCTAGACAAAATCTGGTTACAGAACAGTGGAACCGGGGCGAAATATGACGAAGTTAACGCCAGTCAAAAAGCGTTGCTATCTAACACGATCATGCCTTACCTAATCGCAATGGAGCAGGAATTGAGGCTAAAGCTGCATGATGAAACAACTAACTTCAATCTAGCCGAAATTCAACGCCTAGACGTTAAAACACGATATGACATTTATAAACAATGCGTGGATATGGGACTACTTACTGTTGATGACATTAAACGTAAGGAGAAATTAGACGCATGATTTATAGATGTTTTGTTTGTGGTTGCCATATTGGCGAAAACGACAGGGGGCGCTGTGGAAAACATCCACGATTTTATGAACGCACTCGTCAAAAAACAGATAAGCAATATGGCAGACGATGGAAGAAAATACGTGATTACATGATCACTATGTACCCGGTTTGTCTATGTTGTGGTGATTCATTCGCGGTGGAAGTGGACCACATAAAGCCGTTAAATGATGACAGTGATTATCATGATGTTCTAAACCCTGAAAACTTAGCACCATTATGTAAAAGATGCCACACATGGAAAACACACAATATAGACCCTGTGTTTGACACTCAAAATCCGGTTGTTAGGCGTTACCTTGAAACCATTGAAAAAGCCAAAAAGGAAACTGTATGACCAATTTAAGAAAGCCTAAAAACAGCCGCTTGTTAGGTAAATACGGACGTGCTAAATGGAAAGACTTAGCCCCATTGATGCGCACAACAGCCGGGGAAGTTGACTGGGATTTGCTCGAAAACTATTGCTTGAATTATCAAATGACCAACATGGCAGCTGATGAAATTCAGCAAATAGGCGTTACCGTCATTAACAGCGCAGGAACTAGAGCGGCAAACCCGGCAAACGCACTAATGGTATCAACTCAAAAACACCTCGTTGTACTGGCTAAAGAGTTGAACCTAACCGAATTAGCGAAACACCGTAACAATATGGAATCACCAGAAGATGACGGTTGGGACTGATTCACAATATCACCAGTATGCGCTTGACGTGCAGAATGGAACTATTCCGGCTTGTAAGGCAATAAAGGCAGCGGTAGAGCGTTACTTTAACGACCTTAAACGTGATGACGTTTATCTTGACTATGATACCGCTGCTGACCTACTCCATTTTTGCACGTTCATTACTCACCACAAAGGACCGTTAGCAGGTCAGCCGTTTAAGGTTGAACCTTGGGAACAATGGATATTAGTTAACGCTATTTGCTGGCGTTATAGAGCTACTGGTTTACGTCGATTTCGTGAAGCATTTATTTTTGTACCCCGTAAGAACGGCAAAACGTTTTTATCCAGTGTGGTTGGTAATTACTTTCTACTCCGTGACAAAGGTCAGCACGATATAGCCTGTTATGCGATTAATGGCGCTCAAGCTCGACTTGCCTTTGATGGTGCAAAACAAATGTGTCTGCAAAATAAAGCCATGAAAAAGCGCTCTGTTGCAATGGCTCATAAAATCCGACACACAAGCAGCAACAGCACCTTTCAACCCGTTAACGCTAAAGCAGGTAGCAACGAGGGACGAAGCGACAGCGTAGCAATCTGTGACGAGCTACATACTCACCCTGACAGCTCAATGTATGACGTTATGAGCTTGGGCATGGCAGCCAGACCCGAAGCATTGCATTTCGTTATTACAACAGCCGGAACGGATACCACATCGTTTTGTAAGCAGTATTATGACCAACTGAAAACCATAGAAAGCGATACGACATTCACAGCCATTTATGAGTTAGACAGTGAAAAAGAGATTGAACAGCCGGAGCTATGGATTAAGGCGAACCCGAACATGGGTGTTTCTGTGTTCGAGGAAGAAATAGAAGATACGTTAAATAAGTCGAAACACATCCCACACCGTTACAGTGAAGTATTAACGAAACGCTTTAATATCTGGCGTAACGGTGGCGAGGAATTTATCAATGATGAAGACTGGAACCGTTGCCACAATATAAAAGAATCGAAGCCAGTTAAAGGTCAGCCGTTACTAATTGGCATCGACCTATCCAGTGCAAGCGATATTTCCGCATTGTGGTGTGTTCAGCCAACAGGTAAAGCCGGAGAGGTGCGCGTATGGGGTAATTCTTACTTACCACGTAGGGCGTTAGAGAATGACAAGAAAAACAGTGCCATCTATCGCCAGTGGGCAGAAATGGGATGGTTAACCATTGCCGGAGATCGCACAGTTGATTATGAGTTTATAGAAAATGACGTTTATCAACTTGCTGAAGATTACGATTTGATAAGCGTAAGTTTTGACCCCTGGAACTCAAATCAAATGTTGACCCGGTTGGAGTCTAACGGTGTTCCTGTTGAAAAAGTTAGACAGGGTTATATCAGTTTGTCCCCTGCTACTAAGTCATTTCAGACAGCAGTTATCAATGGATTGGTTATCCATGACAACAACCCTATTCTAAACTGGGCGATCGGGAATGTGTCATTAAGCACGGATGCAGCAGGTAATATCAAACCTGATAAACAGAAAAGTCACAATAAAATTGACCCACTTGCCGCATTAATTAATGCCTATAGAACGTGGATGTTAGAGCAGGAACAGCAAACATTCAGTGGTGAAGTGTTTACAATGGAGTGGTGATACATAAATTATCACATGATTTATTTTAATGTGGGACAGAGGTGGGATAGAATGACAAAGCCCTGATAACTCATTGAATTATCAGGGCCTTTAGAATAAATGGCACGCCCTGTAGGATTCGAACCTACGACCACATCCTTAGAAGGGACGTGCTCTATCCAGCTGAGCTAAGGGCGCGCTACAGGGAGAGGATTATACGAGTTAGAGAGGGTAAATC